GTCGAAACATAGAAAACAAGGTTATCCGATACTAAATACTTTAGCAGCGGTCGATGTGATAATTGGGCACCTATCCAGGGTTAGCCCTGGGGAAGGTGGGTACATGCGTCAGATTGAACGCTCAGATACTCTCGTTAAAGAGTGTTTGAACGTTCTTGACATAGATGCATGCACTGACCCGCCGATGTTCGTAAGTGGAGCCTCCATCGCCGGACTTTATTTAACAAGAGCTATGTTAGAAGTCCTATACGACGCGCTCCCTAGGTTGGCTTACGGACATCAGTGTGAACAGGTGGACTTTCTTAGGAAAGTTGTTATGTGGCCCATGGACAAATTCATAAAATTTGCCAAGTTTGTCACTGCGTGGCCTATGGATCACTACCTGCGTAATCGGGAGATTGTTTATCCGCCAGAATTCATTCGTTTGAATTCGGACGGTTCTCCTAATAAAGATTACATTGGTTATGGCCCTCTGGTCTTCTCCGGTCGTATTAAGCGTATGTTGAAGGTCCGGTTGAACTTCACCTGTAGTCGTAATACACGGCTATGGGCTGGGGTTCTCCAGGGAGTCAAGAGGGGCTGTCAATCAGCACCTGACTCTTACGTCCTTCAATCAATGCTAGACCATAAGGAGATATTACAGCGAACATATGACTACGAGAATTTGCCATGGAAGGAGTCCGTTTGGGATCGATTTTGGTCAAAATTCTTTCCAAGACGACCACAGTTGTACGAGGCTTCAGCGAGTGCGGCATATGGAGTTAAGAGATCGGAGGGAGGTGCTCGTGAGCTTCTTCGGCATAAGATTGCCGGTTGGAGCTCAAAGAAACATGCACCTCAGACAGATCTCCTCGATATGACTGAGACGAAACTCGGAGTTGAGTCAATCCATGGACTCGCATCACCCAGTTTTAGGGAGATGCTTGTCTCATATGTAGACTCAGACTACGACGAGAAGCGTAGGCTTCATGCTCGTGTTGGAGCTGTTCTAGAACCTCTTAAGGTTAGACTCATCACTAAGAGTGAAGCCCTACCATATTGGTTGGCTCGGTTCTGGCAGAAATCAATGTGGGAATATCTGCAAAGTTTCCCATGTTTCGTTCTGACTGGAACCCCCTTAGAGACCTGCCATCTTTCTCAGATGATGCAGAGAGAATCTGCTCTAAAACTTCCCTGGTCCGGACAACCAGAGTTTATCAGTGGAGACTATAAAGCCGCTACTGATTCCCTGAAGATATCCTGGACTAAGTCATGTTTTGAAGCTTCTCTCTCGCGTATACCTGAGAGGTGGTGGACCTCTGGCCATATGAGCATCACCGAGGTTCTTGCTCTAAAACAACTGCTACGTTCTGTACTTTACGAACACGAAATCGAATATCCTGTCGATTATGTACGTCTAGCTAAGGAGGACGGAAAGGATCTCTCTCCTTTTTATCAGAAGAATGGTCAACTCATGGGTGGCATCCTTAGTTTCCCAATTTTATGTAGTATAAACTTGGTCTGCTATTGGCTTGCTATGGAAGAACGCTTTGAACGCGACTTCCATCCCCGAGATCTACCCGTTCTGATTAATGGAGATGATATTCTCTTCCGGGCTGATAAGCCCCTTCTCGAAAGCTGGTATCGGTACATATCTGACGCCGGGTTCAAATTGAGTTTGGGTAAGAATTACCATCACCCTAGCATACTCTGTATCTGCAGTGAGTTCTTTAAGTTCAATGGTGAGACCTTCAAAAAGGAGGGCTACCTGAACACTGGTTTGCTGATGAATGTCAGTAAACACCAACACTCTGCTGATATAGCGCCCATCTGGGACAATTATAATTATGTCATGGAGGGTGCTCTAAATCCAGAGAGAGCTAGGAGGCGCTTCTTCCATTATAACTCATACGAGGTTAGAAAACTTTCTACAGTCGCACGTAATACGACTATAAATGCTTTCATCCCACGTGAGCTCGGAGGACTTGGTTTCGAAGGTTGCGCGGAAAAGTGCACACGATTCCAACGTAGACTCGCTTGGTATTTCCAGGGGAAATACCGCTTTTCTGATAATAAGGTTCCTCGACCGATGATATCTTTGGTTTCTGAATCAAGTATCTTGAGGGAGAGACGACATACACATCACTATGTCCTAGAGCCTATTATCGGACCACATAACCGCTTTGTCGAAGACGTATTAGACACATCCATACCAAAACCAATTCTGGCCAACGCTTACGTCAGCGCAGAATTGAAGTATAGGGTCAACAAAGGCGCGATATATGAATTCCGGAAACTTTATAAGGAAAGGAAGACCAAGCTGCTTTCTAGAAAGCGGCTTAACTTTCCCTATAAGGTCATGGAGCTCATATACCAGCCAGCGGACTTCATACCTATGGATATATAGTCTGGGTAGACTATAATGCCCATTGGGTCTATAGCATTAAATCGGCCAAAACGGTGGGATTCAACCCCCTTAATACTTCCGTGCTAAGTTGTAGCTCTGTTGTAAATAACAAAGCAGGCATAAATGCCGACAGACTACACGGCTGAGCCTAAAGGGTTGCTATAGATGTATAGTCGAGGTTTGGCATACCTGGATCCAATACAAATGCCTCCTAAGAAAGTACAAAAGAGAAAGAGAGTAATCTCAAAAAAGAATAAGACTTCTCCTATGATGGGAGTACACCCTGTACTCTCGTCATGGGAAAAGAAGGAACTTGCAGCCCTTGTTACACCCTTCAGCCCTGAAGCTCGTGGAGCTTTTTGTTGTGATGAATCTTCATCCAACTGCTCTACCTTCACGCTGAACTGGTTTCAACAGAGGAATGCTCCTGCTTCTGGAATATTTATGGTCCAAATGCATCCTGCACATGGAACACAAAATCATCCAGCCCTCTCAATTACTGAAAATGCCTCTCCTACAGCCGAGGTTGTTTACAATCCCGCTGAGGAGGTTCCTCTCCAGAATTTGAAAGGCGGATTTAGAGTAGTCGGAATGGGTCTCAAGATCCATTCGGTCTCGGCACTTCAGACCCGTGAAGGTCGAATGCTAGCGGGACCTTGCTCTACTCTACTCCGAACCGGAGTATCCACCTGGACAGAGGCGACTGTCATACAGAAAGACATCCAAGATGGTGTGGCCTATTCAATAGTCCCACCTGATGATGGATGCCAAATACGTTGGCAGCCTTGCTCTCCACCCGAACAAGAGTACAGGTTTAACCTAGGCGGTACAGCATACGGTAAGAATAGTATTGTTTCTTTCCCTACCGTATATTGTACAGGTTGGCCTAGCGGACAAGATTATGTTATGGAAGCTATTGCACACTGTGAATATATCCCGACTAACGAGGATTTATTCTCGTCTGTACCAGCTCCCTTTGGACAAAATCACGCTGCTCTCCTTGCGGTAGCAGCTCGCTCGCCAATGACAGCCTCTGGTCACTCCTTCTGGGACTTTGCCAAGATGGCAGTTAAAGCAGCCAAGCTTATTGCAGGTATAACTCTGCAAGCTGCTCCTGTCCTTGAAGGAGCCCTTCTTTAAGAGAAGACTCTCTTTCTCCCGAGGACCTGGAAAGTCCGAAAACTTCCCACCTGTTCGATCCCCGATCACATTGGTCGTCCACCTTGATATGGAACATGGAACGCTGAAACGAACGTTGAAATACTACCGCCTCGTCATCCTACGGTCGATGGCATGGCCTTAGCTTGCGGCGCCCCCATAAGGAGGGTTAGCTGTCTAAAGTATGCAAAGACTTTGGCTGGAAACGGCTCTAAGCTCTGTGTGTTTCAGCGGGATACTCTGTTCTGGTCCTGTACCAGAGTGGTATCTCTTGCAAGC